AAACGACACCTGCGAACAGATCCTGCAATGTCAAGACGATCATGTCGCCGTGCGCCACAATCGCACCGTTGAACCGGAACCGGGAAGTGCGGATACTCGGGTCGTCGGTGAGCAAGTATGTGCCCAACAGGGTGCGCTCGGACAGGCCGGGGCCTACATCGGTCAGCACCGAAATGACAACCTGTGTACCGAACGGTGCCAGCACGTCGTTGATCGCAGAGGGCGCCACAGACTCAGCAAACTTCCCCTGATATACGAGTGTGCACGACCCGGTAAACTGCACCTTCGACGTACCCGCATCGGTGAAAGTGGGGTCGATGATCGGAACGTCTTTCATCACACGAGTGCCGTTGAACAGAACGTCCGCGACATACCGTTTGTTGAACGCCCCCGTCAGTGCACCTTTGAGTGCCGGGCTTCCGAACCTCATCGACGGCCCCCTCAAATATCAGGGCGCCACGCCCGCCAATGTGTAATCCGAGTCCATAGCAAAACGGGTCGCATACGCTGCCGCCTGCGCAGCTCTGGTCGCGTAGGGATAGTCAATATCCTTACGCCGCAACGTGGGCAGCAGCAGCCCCGGAGACGGCGGAGCCACCTCGTCCACTGTCATCTGCCAAACAATCAACGCGTTCACGCCGGCGATGACCTCATGCGGTTGCATACACGCTGCGAACAGCAGACGGGGGATGCGGATAATCGGTGGGGTGCGGATGCACAACACGGGAGGATAGTTGGCGTTGTACCCGCCGAACATGGCCCCCAACGTGTCCGAGTCCGCCGCCGACGCCATCCTCACATGCAAAGCCATCTGCGAAAGACCCTGCCGTTGCGCGCCGACAGCACGCCCAACCTTGCTACCTTCCGGCCACAACACTTGCCCCGGAGAGGGCCGCATAAGGTCGTTCGCAGAAGCCATCATCACATGCCCTGTCACAGCTATGGTGGGCGATAATGGTTGATGGATCCACGAATCCGTGACAGCCAAAGTGACTGATGCGGAGTCTGTGAACCCCAAGGACACACCGGAGATATCGAACTGTTCAGCCTGGTAGGACGCTGCGATTCCGAACGGGCACTCAAAATCCATGACCGTTGTGCCACCGACAGCGAACAGGTTGACGCCGCCGCGGACCAAGAATTGTCGGCCTTCGGCGGTGCGGTACACGTTGATGGTCTGTGTCCCCGTGGCTAGTGTCGGGAACGACACTAGGACACGGGGACACGGGTTCCGGTCGATGGTGGGAGTGAGAGTGGGTGCAAACGACATTACTGCCCCTTCTGTTTCCCAGACCGGAACCCCAACGCTGACTGTTGGTAGTCCCGAGACACATGAATGTCGATCAGGTCGGAGAGGGTTACCCCAGTCTTGTTGACGACGGTGACGATTATTGGTGCTTCACTGCTGGTGCCATGTGATGAACCACCTGCATAGTTTGCGATGGTCCGCGAATCAGCACCCGAATTCACCAGTTTCAGCAGCCCACGGTTCCTGTCCGCTTGACCATTCCGGTTTGAAATGACTTCCTCGGACGGCGCCAACAGCATGTGCACAGAGTCCCCGTAGGGTCGAGCTGCGCCAGGAACGGTCAGACCCGTGGCGGCGTGAACACTGCCACCGTCCGCGAACTTGTACGGACCACCAGTTGTGTTCGCCGGCATCGTGGCAGGCGCACCGACGTTGTTCGTCACAACGGTTAGTGTCACCGTCTGGTCGTGGATCGCATTCATAGCAGCCTTCAACGCCGCCAGTTTCGCCATCGCCGCATCCGCATCCAACTCCGCCTGCGTTTTCACCACAGGAGGCACCGCGTAATACTTGTCAATGAGCGCCTGAATCGCCGGCGTCAGCTGGTGCGTCGCTGTCAGCTGGTCAATCAGCGCCTGCTTCGACGCGGCGAATGCTTCGGTACCCTTCTCCGTCGAATGCGTCTGCTGCTGAACCGCCGTGGATGCCTGCTGGTCGGCCAACGCCTTCTGCTGCAACGCCTGCTGGTTCGCGACCGCGGCTTTCGAGTTGCCGTCAATAGTCAAACCGTTCTGCGACAGCGAATCGGTAAGCGTGTTCGTCGCAGCAGCCGCAGCGGTCTGCGCCTGAGCCACATCCAGGTTGACCTTATTGAGCAGAGTGAATGCCTGAGTCAGCAGACCGGCGGCGTCGTTCTCCATCTGCATCGCCTGAGTGGTCGCCTTCGTCTGCGCCGCAAGCGTCTGCTGTGCCCCCTGCGCCGTCAGCAAAGCGGGCAGACTCATCCCATACCGGGCGGCCAAATCCTGCTGCGCCTGCAACTGCGCCTGCGTCGAAATGGTCGTCAACCCTTGAGCAGCCCGCACATCGTTATACGCCTTGATGGCATCCCGGACATGCTTCTGGTTATCAGTAATAACGCCTGTCAGGTTGATCCAGTTCGCCCGGAACGCGGCCACCTCCGACGCCGAATTCGCAGGGTTGTTCGCATAGTCGGTCATGGCCTGATTGACCTTCAGGATGGCCGCATGCTGCCCCAAAGACGCTTCCGTGACCGTCGTCGCCGAAATACCCAACCGACGCCCAATATCAATAGCCGACGTGCCGAGGCTGTTGTAACTGCCCAGCGAGTTCTTATCCGCCAACGCTTTCGCGTTCTGCGCTTTCACATTGTCGCCAATAACACCGTTGTCCTGCTGCACCGCCGCCGTATAATTCTGCAACGCATCAGCAGCCTGCGACGACGCCAACCGAGCCATCACGAACGACGACGCAATGTAACCGATGGCCGCAACAGCCAGACCAGCGATGCCGCCAATGAGGGTCAGATCCGTACCGAACCCGCGGATAGAAGCGCGCAGGTTATCGATGATGGGAGAGAGTTGCTTCCACAGCAGAAACGCGCCATACACGAGTCCCGCAACGGCAGCCAGCGGGGCCAGGTTCCCCAACAATGGGGCAATTCCTGACACGAGAAGGCCCACAAACGAGAGTGCACCCAGCATGACCCCACCGAGCGGCGCGAAAGCGGCAACCAAGTTCACGACAGCACCAACCAGCGACCCAAGCGCGTTCGTGACCTGTGGCAAGGCGCCAATCGCCATCTGCGTGAACTGTGCCAGCCCACCATCATGAGTCCACTGGGAGAACCCTGCCGCCAGTTGCTCCACAAAAAATGCGCCCTGCACAAACAGCGGGTTCATCACCTGAAACGCGGTGACAATGCCGTCCATAATGATGGCGGTGGTCGTACCCAGCTGGTTGGCGAAAGTACCAATCTCATCATTCAGGTGCGGCATCGCCTGGTCGATAACATCAACCGTGCGGAGAAACCCGGCGAGCACACCGCTGGCGGCGGTCTGCTCCAACTGCTGCATGTCACCCTTGAGGATTTGCAGGCCCGCATCGAACTGGTCGCCAGCAGCTGTGCCATCCGACATGGCCTGCTTGACACCCAGGAACGCGAGGACGCCAGCAGCGCCCATGCCAAGGAAGCCGCCGCCGATACCAACAAGGGCACCAGCCAAGTCGCCGATCAGCGGAATGGCAACAGCAATACCGGCAGCGATGAGACCTGTGGCAGTAGCAGCGTTCCTAGTGCCGGCGGCGGCATTGTTCGCCGCCCTCCCCTGCTTATCCGTAGCAGCAGCAGCAGTATCCTGTGCTGCCGCCAACTTCACGGCGACACCAGCCCCGCGCTCCTGCGCGGTGGCCAAATCCTCCGCAGCCTGAGCCGTCTTACGCATCTGAGCTTCGAACCGCTGATCGGTAGCGGTCGCGTTCATGCGGGCGCGTTCAACCTGCGCCTGCGCAGACGCTACCTGCACATCGGTACTGCCAGCCTTGTCCTCAACTGCGGCCAGGCGCAGCTCCGCAACCTCAAGCATGTTGGCGGCGTTCGCACTGGCCCTGGCCGCATTAGCCAACCGGGTCTGCGCCGTCTCAAGGCGTTGTGCGGCCTTCCCGGCAGAATCCATGCTCGCAGCGCCACTGTCACCGCCGCTGTTCACAACATTGGTGACCTTAGTGGTGGTGACGGTGGATGTGGAGGGACCGCTGGCAGCGCGAACCTCTTCCAGCTTCGCCAACGCTTCCGCAACATCCGCGTCAACCTTGACCGTAGGGTGCAGGTTCCCCAGTTCTTCAGCCTGCCGCTTCGCCGCAGCAACATCAGCATCCCACTGCGCCTTATCCAGCGACAGTTTGCCGACGATCGAGCCAGCAGTAGTGGGTCCAGAATCCGACACAGAGGCCCCCTACAGTTAGTCGTCAATGAAATCGGTCGTCGGTTCCTCTTCAGGAGGGGTGTAAAAATGTCTGTGCACGCGGGAATCGCACGCCAGCAAACCGGCGACGCGCACACTGAACCAACGCCACGACTTCACATGAAACACGGCCTCCAAATCGACCCCGAAGAACTCGTGGAAGTCAGCCTCAACCAGCGGCCACTGGTCAAAGATTTGGTCAAACGTGATCTGCTCTTGTGCCCGCGTAATCTCAGCGGGTACGTCGTACGCTTCGTAAAGCCCTGTTACTGGGTCTTTTTCACCGATGCCGTACCGGTCGAGCGCCGCTGCGCCCGATTGGGAGTCGGAGCCGCCTGAGTCGCCTTCTCCTCCGCCATATACTTCTGCAGTGCTTTTGGGTCGGCTCCAACCTTCCAAGTGACTTCCGCATATTCGCGTCCGTACTGGATATCAGCCAACGCCGTCAAACCGCACCTGACAGCGAAGTCCAACGGCACATCATCCTCAAGGAACTTCTCCCAAAGGCCGCCGAGCACAATCTTCCACAGCTCTTCGCCGCGAATCTGGTTCAGCTTCTTGTCTTTGCCTTCGAGAATCTTCCCGAGGAGACGCCCATTCGGGATGTTCACCGGGGGGAGCACATACTCTTTGCCGCGGTAAGGGAACACGAGCGGTTCCTTAGCAAACTCTTCGTACGCTGAAAGCGCCATGCTGGGTTTCGCCTTTCAAATCTTGCTGGGTTACTGGGGAAGAGGGGTGTGGTTGGCCCAGCCCAACCACACCCCCGTCTATTACGCGCCGCGCGTGTACGCGAACGAGGCGGAAGCGCCGACCGCGTTCGTGACGATGATCGGCGCCGAGCCGGCAGAACCGGTCGGGATCTTCGCGACGATGAGGTTGTCCGACACGACGGTCCAACCGGTCGAGTTGACGCCACCGACGGTGACACCACTGGTCGGGACGGTCCCAATGAATCCGCTACCAGAAATGCTGATCAGGTTCGTGACAGTCTGAGCAGACGGGGTAACCGACGTGATAACCGGGACAGCCGGCGACGCGTACGGGTTGACGATCGAGGTCAGCGCACCATCACCCGTGAACGTGACAGTCACTTCCTCAATGTCAGTCACAGCGGTCTTCGACTGCTGCCACTCCACCAGGGCGTAACCGCTGTAGTTGCCGTTCGAGTAACCGTTCTTGTCGTACCAGCGCACATACACACGAGCCGAAGTACCGAACTGGAACCGGGCAGCCTCTATGATGGCCTGGCCGGGGTCGGACGGAAGGTTCGCGGTCGTCGGACGGAAGAACTTGACGACCAGCTTCCAGCCGGTCATCGTCTTCTCGAAAGCGGCGAAGCCGTTCGTGTCGTACGTGTCCGCGGCCTGAGTCGTCGCGTTCTCACTCGTTGCGAAGTCCTGGATTGCGCCGAGCTTGACCCATGTGGCGTTGTCGGATGAAACATCGACGCGGAACCGTCGAGCTAGAGAGTTGGGCATTTCTTTGAGCCTCCTAAAGGCGTTGGGGCGTTAACGAAAAAAGCCCCTCACCGGGAGGGGTCATTGCTCTGGTTTTCTGGGTTACCAGGAACCGCCTGATGGGCGGTTGACTGTGGGAGGGTCGGCCAAATCCACGTAGTACGTGTCAGCCCGCGACCAGCGTTTGCTGTCGTCAACGCCGAGCGTCACCGACTGCTTGCGCAAGATTTGGTCCGCCGACACCGACCCGAACGTGGTATGGACTAGACCGTGCAAAATCTGGAAGATGCTGTCCCCCAGATCATCCACGTCACGAGCATCCTTGGTGCCGCGCACGCGCACCTGCACACCCATTCTTGACATGGGCAGCGTGGCGTTATCATCCACCCCGTAAGCCGTCAGGGTGACAATCCGGTCGGGTGTCGGCGGGACAGCTTTGATATAGATGGCTGTATCCGTCGGCAGGTATGAGCCGGTCGTGTCATATGCGGCGATGCCGGCCGCGGCAATGAGTTTGGCGATGCCGTCGAGCAGATCGTTCTGCATCACATCACCTTTTTCAGTTCCGCAGCCACAACAGCCAAAGCCTCTTGACCGTGCGCCATCCACGGCAACTCAAGGTAGAGGGCGTTGCCGCCGCGGGGGTGATTCCATGTCAGCTCATAATGCTGCCGACGTGCGTACGGCCCGGGAATGAACAGCTCTGCACCCTCAGCCGTGGGGCGTGGCTCCTCGGACGAACGCAAATGGCCGGTGTCCACAGGCGTTTGCTCCACCACGAACGGGCGCAGAAACTCCACACCCTTCACGCAAGCGTGAGTCTTCTCCGCTTCCACCCGCGCATCCACCGCGTCAATCATGGCAATGAAGCCTTCAGCCCCCATGACGCCTCCTACAGCAGATGGACTTCCACATGGTCTTCGATGCCGGTGGGGGTTCTCAGCGAGTTCACCTTGATCACCCGGCCAACACGACCATCGGAACCGGTCACTCTCGAATCGAGTGTGTAAACGGGGGCGTTCTCAATCGCGGTAAACCATGTGCTCACCGAGACAACCTGGTCGCCCTCCTTGTCAAGAACCAGCCGGATCGCCCCGTCAAAGAACCCCGAGTGTGTGACCGGCGGCGCAAAGTTGTCCTCATACGCGCCGGCGCCCTGGTATGTCTCAACCTTGGCCGTGTCAATGAACCATCGTTTGTTCATCCGAACACCCACGGGAACGGCAGCAGAAGGTTGTTCAACCGCAGCACACGCTCCGCTTCCGGCACCAAATGTTTCATGGCCTCCACTCGGGACTGCGCGGCCTGTGCGGCGTCAGCGAACGTATCCGACGCAGCCCCAGCCCTGGACGACTTCACAACCTGTGTGGTCACAATGCCGCCAGTCAGCGGGTCATACCCGGTCGCCGCCCACGCGGCGGCCTGAATGATGGTCGCCGTCTTCATTGCCGCCGCAATCTGCGCGTCCGTAGCCAAGCCGGTTGTCGGATCCGCGCTGTAATACGACTGGTTCGTTGCATCCAGCACCAGTGAGGTCGCTGAGCGCAACAGAATCGTCGCGTTCGCCGGCGCCGCAGCACCCGTGTAGGTGGCAAGGTCGGTGGGCTGCGCCAACATAGGGGGCAGCACAAAGTCACCGTAAAATGCGGGCATTGGTTACCCCTTCTTCTGGACCCCATACATTTCGATCAGATCCGTTTTCGTCAACGCATCCGCGTCATCCGGGGTGATCGGGTTATCAGTCTTCTGGGATGCGTACACCGCCCAACCCACCCACTCACTCTTCGAGTCGGTGACCTTGGGGGCAGTACGAGGCTTCTCCTTGCAAGGGGTACCGTCAGCATTCACATACTTCAGGTACCCCTTGCGCAGACGGTCCCTAATCGGTTCCGTCAGGGCTTCCTCAGTGAGGGAGAGGATCGCCCCTCCCTCACCGAGAATGTGGACCGTTTTCGGCATCAGACGCGACGACCATCCAGCGTGAACGCGGTGACAGTCATCACAACGGAAGTCTCAATCGAGAGGCTGCCGTCGTTCTGCTCCACAATGGACGAGTCGAACGGACCCACCCACTGAGTGGTGGTGTTCGCCACAGTGACCGTGAGCGGGCCACGACCAGACGCGTTCGCGAGGGGCTGGGTACCGGCGAGCACCGAAATGGTGCCGGAACCACCCGAAGCGTTCGCGACACGCAGGAACAGATACCGCTGGCTGGAACCGGTGGACGGAGCGGCAATGGTGAAACCGTTACCAGCACCTGCCACGGATGCCGTGCCAGCAGGGTCGGCCACACCGGCGACAGTGCTGCCGACGGTGAGGGGGGCGAGGGCGGTAGGCGTAAGAGTTACGCGAGCCATGTGTTATCCCCTTTCTTAGGAGATGGTAACGTTCGCCGAAGCGAGCGAATCGGGACGGATAACCTTCGCGCCATAAAGGAACAGGCCCTTAACGGCGTCAGCGAACGACGACTGAGGCCGGTAAGCCTCAACCTTGCTGATCTGGTTGGCGAACGTGATAGCACGGTCGTTGCCGGCGATCACAACGGAGTCGGAACCGGTCGTGGGCGTCTGGTTCGACAGAAGAATGTCGAAACCGACGGCGCGACCGACAACACCGTTGCGGAGGCCTTCAGACGTGCCAGATTCGTTGACCTTCATGAACCGGTTGTCGCGGAGCAGGCAACCGTGGAAGTCAGGGCTGACCGCAACCGAACGACCCTGAAGGGCAACGTTCGCCTTGTCAAGCTTGATCTTCAGCGGGGTCAGAACCTTGTCGAGCGCATCGTTCGGCGAGGTAGCCGAGTTGATGCTGATCGCACCGAGCTGGTTGGACGCCTGAATGGACGTGTAGAAGGACGAAATGAACTGGTCCTGCTTGTTCGCCTCAGCGAACGCCGCCTCATCGAGCGACTGCGGGATGACGTTGCCGCGCGCCTGGCGGGCATCCACATCGTCCACGTCGAACGCGAAGTAGTCGGCCTGGTCGATGACCAGTGTGCGCTGCGAGTCGCTGACCTGATCGGGGACGATCACAGTCGAGTTCGGCACATACGTACGGATGATCGGACGACCAACGGACGTGATACGAACGGTGTCGCCCATTTCAGCGATTTCACCCTCGTAGTCATGGTTGACAAAGGCCGTGTAGATCAGGGCCTGCCGAAGCGCTACGAGCAGCGTGGCAGACCAAATCTCAGGCCGGAACTTGAGAATGCTCAAGAGTCACTTACCTTTCAATTTTTAGGCGAGCAGATGCGCCAATTTGCCCGCTCTAAAGGCGGCGGCCGTCTGCTCAGGTGACATAGCAGCGAGTTGCTGCTCTGTGATGAGGCCTGTCTCCCCGGTCCTGCCGAGTTCAGTGCCACTCGCTGCCGCCGCCTGGACTGCTTTGAGAGATTGGTTCGCCGTAATTGCGGCGGTGATCGCAGCCGTGATGGCTGCCCCGTTGTCGGGTTCCAGACCCGCAACGGAAGACATGAATGAGTTGGAGTCGAGCAACCGGTTCGGGTCGGCTCCAACCGTGGACGCAGCCTTGAAAATCGCCAGTTCACGGGCGGCCTTCTGCGCGTTCTGCTGCGCCTGGGTGAGAGACGCGGTGAGCACTGCAGGATCCGATGCCGCATCCGGTTTCAGACCGAGAGCGACCGACAGCTTCTCAGCCAGATCCTTCTGCGCCTGATCTGCCGCGGTCTTCGCGTCAACGCGATACTTCGCAGCTTCAGCGTTCGCGTCCCGGACAATCTTCTGCGCCCAGTCGGGCAGCTCAGCAACGGACTGTGGCGCAGCAGGAGCTTCAGGAGCTGCCGGCGCCGGAGGAGTCGGAGCGGCTGCAGGGGGAGTCGGAGCGGCTGCAGGCGGGGGAGTGGGGATTACATCAGACATAAGATTGGGCCTCCTGGGTCCGATCGGTTTTCACCCGCTCCTGGCGGGACGTTTAAATACGAAAGGCCCCGTCAGGGGCCTAGTGAGGGGTCAAGCCCCCAAGTTCAACTGCTCTCTGCTCCAATTGCGGGCACCGCCCGTTTGCGCAACAAAGTCACGTAACTGTGCCTGAGCGCGCCGCACAGCAGCACGCGCCTGCGCCTTCATTTCAGGGGTGAACGCTGCAGCCTCAAACCGTTTCGCCGCACGAACCTGCCGCTCCAACGCACGCTGCCGTTGCGTGTCGTCGTAACGCTGCTGATCCTGCGCCGTCCACGGTCCCGGAGGAGCAATCGTCATGCCCGGGAAGTAAGCAACCAACGTGTGCTTACAGCGAGGATGGAACAAGCCTGCAGCCCGAGCGTCACCGATCGTCGCCGCCGCACGCGGATCCGGCAACGCCGACAGAACCTGGCCCTGCCAAGGAGCACACAACGGGCACGGGGCGCCGTCATCGGTCACCGTGAACAATTCGATTCCCAGAGACTGCATCCGGTCCAAATGGGACACGTTGAACGCACGCTCCACCGAAGACCGCACAGCCATTTCCACGTACGCGGACAACTCCCAGTCGCGGCCCCGCGAGTCCCGGTAACCGGTGATGCCCTTAGACACCAACTTCCGGTACGCCTCATGCTGCGCTTGCGCCGGCGTCAACCCGAGCACTTCAGCCACGGACGCATCCGCCGTCACCGCCCGGTACACATCATCCGCGTAACGGGTGATTCGGTAACCGAGTTGGTTCAGTTTCCCTTGCAGATCCTCCCGAATCGCACGGGCCGAACGTTCCGCATGTGACTCATACGACGAACTATCAGAACCGCCAGCCTGCTCTGGCACATTCGGGCCACCACTGCCAGCAGCAGCGCCATCCGCGACGGCCCGATTGATCACCTGATCGACCAGGCCCGGAATATCAGCCTGCATCTTCGCCACAGCCTGATTGGCCGCTTTGCGCATCGCAAACCGGAGAAGGTCACCCACCCCGTAACGGGCGATGAGCGCCGCAAACGCGGTGAACAGTTCCAACTGAACTTTCGTGATCGCGCCAATGGCAACGGTGGTAGCCGCGGCGAGAGTGACGGGGAGCAACACGGCAGCATTGTTTTGCTGCTGCTGCGGTTGCGGATTGCTCACCCGTCACCCACCTTCAGTATTTGCGGGCCGGCGCACCCGTCGGGTCAACGCCAGGCGGCAGCTCATCCTTCAACTGGCCGCCATCCCCGCCAGGATCAGCAACAACCGCCTGCGCGGCAGCCTTCTCCTTGTTGAGCCGGTCCACTTCGGCCTGCCACTGGTCGTCGTTCCAGTCCGGGTGCAGAATGCGCACACGCTCTTCAACAGACGCCGACTCAGCCGTGAACAGGGTCAACACGGTCTGCCCAAGCTTCAGCATCGACTCCTGCACACCATCCGGGAACGCCACCGTGATAGGCGAGTCCTCGTTAGGTGTGTTGAAAATGGCTCGGTCCACCGCCAACAGTTTCCGCAGCACACTGGCCAGGTGCGGCATTTGCGCACGAATCAGACGGTCACGGGTCATGAACGTGCGACGCTCACGCGCCTCAACCTCAGTCGCCGTCGTCTCAACACCGCGAGACGCGGTTGTGTTCATGCCGAACGTCTGCAGGGTGAACCCGGACAATTGGAGAATGTCATCCAACAGCATTTGCGCAGTCTTCTCGTACCCGATAGGGTCGAATTTCGGTTGCACAATCTGAATCTTGTCCGCCATGGTCGTGTTCGGACCCTTGACGGTTTCCTCAGTGCCGATGAAAACTTCCTGGTCCAAATCCGCGACCATGCCGGCGCCAGGCCCCGGGTTGCCGAGCAGAGACTTGTCGAACCAGACGCGAGCTTTCGCAGCACGGCGAGCACGCATCCAGTCGGAAAGCGTCTCCGCCAACTGATCCATCAGATGCTCAATGCCGTCCAGTGAGGAACGGCCCAAGTTGCGGCCGATGAGGTCATCACGCCACAACCGGTTCGGGCCAGGATGCGGCAAATATTCGACGCACAGCCCCGGAGTCAGCGAGTCCACACCATCCTTGATGGTGGACCCGGCAGTCATGGCCGCCAACGGCGCCGTCTCCGGCCGATCCGTCAACTGCACACGGACGCCCAGCTTGTCATCCTCGCCCTTATACAGGCCGTGGAGGATGATGCCGTTGCCGGTGATGCCGGAAAGTTCGTGACGTTCGAGGTGACGCCATACCGTCTGCTCGTCCCGGGCCACAACCTCCCAGAAGGTGACCGCAACCAGCCGACCCCACCGGAACTCCGGCAACGCCATGTCAGCGTCAACCACATCCAAGAATGGGCGATCGTCAACCACCTGCTTGTCCCAGGCGACCCGAACGAACGACCCAGACAATGCTGCGGCCAGTTCGGTTGCCTGAGCAAGCACCGAATACATGCCAGCATCAGCAAGCTCATTCAGCCGCGCCTGAGTCGGGTTCGCGCTTGGCGTGTTCCCGGTCGTCGCGTCAGGCGCATCAGGCATATCCAGGGCGTTACCGGAAGCCACCGTGAAAGTGGGCGGCTCCGCGTACAGAAGGTCCGCCATTGCCTGACAGATCATCCCAGCCACAGGCATAGGCAGTTTCGTGTTCCGGTTCGGCCCCATCGGACGCTGCGCCACAAAGAACCGCTGGATGCGCTGCCCGATTGTCGGCTTGTATCCGCCCGTGTCAGACGCGAAGAAGCCGGTGCTGTCCGCTGAAGCGCCGCCGCCGTACGCTTCCTGCAGCTTCGCAATATCGTTCGAATACCATGCAGACCATTGGCGCATGTACGCGAAAATGTGTTGCATGTTCTTCGGAGGCCACTCGGCTTTCGTATCAGAAGCGGGCAGCGCCATCGGTTACCCCTTCCGGGTCGCGTAACCCCATATGGGGTGGTAGAATCGGAACATGAATCTGCTAAGCGAAACGCGTGAGGACATTCGCCGCTCGGGCCACACTGTGGACCAAGTGACTTTCATCGGGTCAGAGGACGGCGAGTACTCGTGCACGTGGGCAGAATTCGAGGAACTGGCTGACCGCGAATACGATGACGGATACGGAGCCGCCGAAGTCGCCACGGACCTGATCGTTCGCTTTTCGGACGGCCGGCACATGTGGCGTGCCGAGTACGATGGTAAGGAGTGGTGGGACTACGACAACCCCACAGATGTTGACTACAAGCAGCAGGGGAAACCGATCAAAGTGTTGATCGGCGACCTCTGGCGTTCCCTCAACGAGTTGAACACCGGTCACCAGCCTTCGCCGGATTCCGAACCGCGCGGATAAGAAAACACATGCCGCATAAACGACATAGGCCGCGGCACCGCCGGCACCACCAAGCCACTCTTCGTCTCCACCAACTCCAAATCGGCAGGAACCGGCACAACCTGACCAAACCCGGCCGGCGGACGAACCGCACGCTCAGGCGCCACCGCAGAAACCGCCTGCATCAACGCCATCGCCACATCGTCATGCCCTGCACGCTCCGGCACACGAATCTGCATCGTCCCCTGCGCCGTATACGACACTTCAAGACTGCGCAGCTGCTTCAACATTTCCGGGTCACGCGGCAACACCAGCCGTTGCGTCTGCAACAAACCCTTGATCATGCCAAACCCGGACTGTTTACGTTTCGCATCCGTGTTCACCGGCGCCACCGCCGACACTTTATGCTTCAACCGGATCTTCTCATCCAGCATCGTCGTCGGATACTGGCCGACACCGTTCGTCTCAGCCGCAATCACCGGCATGTGATAAAACCCTGCCGTGCGAACAATCTCATCAATGAACTGGCTATACGGCCACTTGTGACCACTGATATACCACGGGATGAAGAAGGGGATATGGTCGCCCAAAATCTTCCGATTCAGCCCGTAATCCTCCAACGGCGACACCAACGCAAGCACGTTCGCGTCATTCAAACCCCAGTCAACGCCGCCCGCAGCCGGATACCGGCCATCCAAAAACCAGTCCAAATCCTCCGGCGCCGTCATCGAATAATCGGCAACCGCACTCTCAAGCTCACGCTCAGTGAAATACGACCCCGAATCGTCCTGGAACTCACCGTTGTACTCACGGTTGAAATAGTCGTCACCGTTCGCAGCCTGAATCCGCTGCAACAGCTCCGCATCCGCCAACGGCGAATCCGACGACCTCCACTGCCACGACTCATACCAGGCGTCACGGGAATCCTTACCCAAATTCCAGCCACGACGAAACCAATGCTCCATCGACCCCCACGGCGAAGACGTAGCAATCACCCGGGAACCGGGTCGCGCCAAAATTGACGGCTCCGCAGACTCCCATATCTCATTCGATATAAACGCAGCCTCATCCAAGATCAGCAAATCCACCGGATTACCACGAATCTGCTTAATCGACGCCGGCACACTAACAATCCGCGAACCATTGATCAACGACAGCAGACTCTTACCCTCATCCACCGTCGAACTCGACAAAATCGCAGAATGCGACGCAAACCCCACACAATCCGCCAAAACACGCTTCGCCGCATCCTCACCAGCAGACACCACCAACACCAAAATGTTCGCCCGAGTCGCCGCCTCAAACAGGGCAATCGTCGCCAAAGCCGTAGACTTACCCACCTGCCGGCCAGCACACACAAACCGGTACCGAGCCTTCGACCGCGCAAACTCCAACTGATACGGCCACAACGGCTGCCCCAACACCTGCTCAGCAAACGCCCCCGGATCCGTCGCCGCATCAAACGAAACCATAGTGTCCCCCCGGAGCTAAAAAGACGTTGCGGGGATGGGAGTCGAACCCACACCGGTATCGGCTTATGAGACCGTCGCAGCACCACTACTGCCTGCCCCGCTACAGCGCGTCAGCGCTCCAAATTCAAAACGAGGGTTCCACCAATTGAGCACCCGAAGTCTCCCGCGCCCGCGTCACCCACAACCGCCCGTCTCTCTCAGCGCTCACAGCGCTCGAATTCCAAAAACCAATTCTGATATTTCAAAAAATGCTCACTCACCGAACGACATGCGCCGGCCCGTCCTGTTTTCGCTACAGGGGGGGTGGGGTGGTGGGGGTGGGTGCGCGGCGCCGTGGGCCGGCGCGCTGCTGCAGCTCGGCCGGCCTGGGGGTGGCGTGCGGGACTGTCGGCATGCGTTTATTGCTTGGGTGCTGGTGTGCTATTTTGCTTGCCAGCTCGCGCTTCTTCTTCTGCCTTAGCGCGTGCTTGTGTGAGTAGGGTGGCAGCATCGGCCTGGTGTGCCCCTGCAATGTCTTTGCCGAGGCGTGCCGCGCTGGTGGGGTCTAGGCCGAGAGTGTGGGCGTAGCCTGCTGCTGTGGTCATCCATTTGCGGAGCAGCTCTAGGGGGGATGTGCTGCCACGGGTTGAGTCTGCTGCTGCCCGTATGGTCATACTGTCCACCCACTGGGTGAGTAGGTCCACTTTCGCCTGTGCGACGGCCCACTGTTGCAACGCCCTAGCGAACCGTGGCGCGCGCAGATAGTCCAACCCTGGATCTTGCATGAGCGCGTCTATGTGCGCCTGTGCTATCGGTTGGTAGACTGCCGCTGACGTTGCCCCATGCTTCAGCGCGAGAGTGTTACCAGGCTGGAATGGCGGCCGCTGCCCCTCAAACTTGGGTATCCAGGCGGTGCCGTCAGGGTTGACCAGCTCAGCCATTGTGCCCCCAAAAAAGCGCCGATAATGACGATTATGTCAGAATGTCCGAATTCCGCTACAAATGTTTGATGGTAAGCGCTGACGTATCAATCCGCGCGGGGTCGGAGCAGCTCAGGCCGGCAGCGAATGCGGAACGGGCACGACTGGGTTTATGGGGTTGTGGTGCCCCATGTGATTGTGGGGTAGGTGTAGGGGTTGTAGGGCCGCGGCCATGCGGGTGCGTACTGCCAGGGCACGTATATGGGTTGCAGTTGGGCTAGCTTGTGCGCGAGGGCTTCGGCTATGCGTTGAATGTCTTCGTCGCTAAGGCTCTTGGTCATTGTTTCCGCGCCTCCCTGGGTTTCGTTATGTGTCTGTTACCTAATCCGTGCGTAAAGTGCTGTACATGTAGTGTGGTGTGCGCTACACTCATAGTATGAACAGCGAAACAGACACCAGCACAGGGGTACGGTGCACGTTCTGTGACCGGGCGTGCGAGTACTCACTGTATTTCGAAGCTATGTATTGCGTCCTTTGCGGGTGGGCTGAAGAGTCCGGCACCGCGTTTACCCCTGATTATGCGAACGGAGCGTACTGATAATGACTGCCTCAGTAATCACAGATGGGATCACCCGTATTCCGCTGGTGCCTGGCTCGAATGCGAACGTTAGCGGGGACAAGATTGCGGTGCTGCCGCTGGTGTACCGTGCACCCGGCCAGCTGTGGGAGCGCGTAGCGGAGGCCAGTGAGCGGAAGTTTCGCTATGTGTGGCGCGGAGGAATGCCGCGCGGCCCCCGGTTCACGGTCTCCGATATGTCAGGCATCATCCGCGCCGGTAGGGTGGTCCGCTAAATGTCCGATTCAGCATCCGCTAAAGGTGGCCTAGCGTTCGCCGGTATAGCCATCGCCCTAATGGGATTTGTCGGAGGGTTAGCAATCGCCTCCGACCACGCCCACGATTCGGAGCATGCGCCCATGTTTACCCTGTACGGGCCGATTGCACCGCATGCCTGCATTATCAGTATTCACCCTCAAGAGCACGCGCGTTGCGCACTCAACTAAAGCAAAGGACCGAACATCATGGCAAGCATCGACCACAACAGCAAGACCCTGGCAATCCGCTTCTACCGTGGCATGACGCGCGAGACACGCTATTTCCGCTTCATCCCCGGCATGGAGAACATCGAACGCGAGTTCACGACGGAGCCGGCGAACATGGGGACCGATTCCCTCGGCTGGCTTCGGCTGAAGCTTGAGCGCCTCTGGGATGAATTCGACTCGGTTGACTCGATGCCATGCAGCTACCGGGACAGCAACGGAGATTGGACGATCTACACACTCTGCGAGTAACGCCTACAGCCCTAGCCATATCCCGGTATGGTGTCCGCTCGATTCGGACCTAGGGCACGCAACACTCAACCCAACCTTGGAGGAAACAATGAGCACATTCACCCTTGAACAGCTGTTCACCGCAGAGACTGCAGAATACGCCCGCACGCTACAGGCCGCCGGCTTCACAGTCTACGGCCCCACTAACCCCCGGATGCGCGTTGACGGCTTGCCTGTCCCCTCCGGATGGTTCCACTACTCGCGCACGGTTGACGGCCGCGAATGCTACGGAACATTCCACGACGGTTCAGATAAAACATTCGGCACGCCCGACCACTCCATGCCCATAACCCCATCACGTCTCAATGGATCCAGTGCACATATTGGAGGCCGATGGGGGGACGCTGCGACGCTCAACATTGACAATATGGACCCGCTGAGTGTTGCCTACGCTGAAGCGGTCGCACGGCCGGCGAACTGGTGCCCATTCAACGCCGAGGCCACCCCCGAGGCAGTCACACGCGCTAACAGCGGTCAGAGTGTGCCTCAGCGGTTCTACCAGGGTGCAGCGCTCGCGAATGCGAGGCCGTGGGGAATCGGCACCACCTACGTCCCATTGGACGCCTGACAACCGTAAAGCCCTAGCCAACGCGCGATGCGGCCGGATCGGATCCGACCTAGGGCACGCAACACTCAACTAGAGCAAAGGATCGAAAACATCATGGCAAGTAAATACAGCTGGGGGGTTCGCACCACGGCCCACAATGACGCTTGGGTTCAGACAGGATTCACCCGGGCACAGGCCTTAGCGGAAGCTGAACGGCTCAACGCTGAACCCTACGGATTCGGTCCCTATGTGGCCGCCTCTACACTTGACGGCTCAACACCATGCATGGTCACGAATGGCTCATACGGTTGCCTGCTGCAGAGTGGGCACACTGGCCCGCACTACGGGAAGACCACGGCCGGCAACGTGCGCAGTTACACATTCGCGGACAAGTACAGTCCGCTCAAGTTTCGGTAAGCAAGCCAACTAAAATATCGTAAAGTGCCCTTGACTTAGAGTAGTCAAGGGCACTACACTGTCTATATGAGCACAGACACCATGACCCAGACCCCCGACACTTTCACCACGCGTTACGCCACGCCGGCGGACAAAGTGAAAGCGTACATGGAAGAACTCGACCGCAAAGTCGAGTCAATGGACAATGACGAAGATTGGTTAGCCTATCTGTCATTCGTTGCCAAGTTCCACCACTACAGCCTGTCGAACCAACTTCTGATCCTTATCCAGCGGCCCGACGCTACACGCGTTGCCGGCTACCGGAAATGGGAAGAAATGGGGCGCCACGTTCGGAAGGGTGAACACGGCATTTCGATCCTCGCGCCGCGTACAGCGAAAGTCCCTGACGAGGAGCGCGACGAGAGCAAGCCGAAGTATCGCGTGATCGGTTACACCACAGTCAGTGTTTTCGATATCGCCCAGACCGACGGCGCAGACATTCCGACCGATGGGCAAACCATTACCGAGGATGCACCGGAAGGGCTGATAGATGACCTAATCGGGGCGATCATGGCCCGCGGCTTCAGTGTCAGCTACGAGGCCATGAGCGGAGGCCGGGAGGGTTACACCACTACCGACGACAGCAAGCGAGTTGTGGTGAGGGAGGGCCTGAACGACGGATCCCGTGCACGCGTGCTAGCGCATGAGCTAGGGCACATCGCAGCCGGCCACATCGAGCGCGCAGAAGAGTACCACACTGGCCACGGAGGGCAGCGCCGGCAAATGGAAGTCGAAGCCGACAGTATCAGCTATGTCTTGCTCCGAGCTAACGGGATGAGCGCCGAGGTTGGGGGAGCGAATGCCCGCTATGTGGCCGGCTGGCAGGGTAAAGACAAGGAGACTGTGAAGCAAGCCGCACAGAACATTTCCAAAGCCGTCAAGAGCCTGCTGGACGACGGCGAATGGCGCAACGCCTGACAAACAATTTCGTACAGTGCCCTTGACGCTAGAGTGTCAAGGGCACTACACTGTAATCACAACCTCAAACGGAAAGGATGGTTGTGATCATGGAAAGTATCGAAGTCACAGAGCGCATTGAGGAATTCATGCGTACGCACGTTTCCCGTTACGTGCTCCCGGGCAAGCTGGACGCCGCACAGCGGAAAGGGGCGCCGACTGTCTCAGTGCCCGTGACTGACGCTGTACGCCTGCTACGCCGCGTAGGTGAGCACGCGGCACCGGTAAGCGCACCACAGCCTCCCGAGCTGCCAGAGACGCTTACAGCGCTCCCCACAGAACTCGCCGACAGCATCGACTGGGAGCCGGCGAGCGGATGGGGACTCGTGCACCGTGGGGACGTTGAAGCGCTCATCAGTCGGGCCGTCAACATCGCGTATCACACGCCACGGGCAACGGTCCGACGCAAGCCGGCCGCCACAGTCACTGAGACTGTCGCTGCGGCGCTCACAGCGGGCAAGCGTTCCGTCACCATTCCGACGGAAGTTCTCGCCGGAATGCTCGACCAAGTGGCCGCTGAGCGCGCCCACGCAAACGTTGCATCAGTCTGAGAGGGGAGCAAGACAATGGATTACCCAACTCGCGCATGGCAGGATCAAGCCGGCGCATGGCACGCCACGGTAAACTTTCCCCGCGACGACGGCACGAAAGACCAGCTCGCACAATGGGAACACATCAACAGGGTGGCCCGTAGTGCGATCGTCGCTGAAATGCAAGCACACCAGATGGCGCCGAACACCCTAGGTCGTCTCCAAGTGGAGAGGACCAGTCACCTACAGCAATACTCGATCACGTTCCGCGCCTGCTGCAACGAACACCAGCGGCGAGAACACAAGTCGATCATTCTGCGTCTGCTGCACAGCATAACTTGAGCAAGCTGGACATAGAAAAAGCCCCGCCATAATCGACGGGGCTTCCCCTTTGTTACTGGACTGTGGGGTCCGCTACTGCAGGATCTGCAGGAGCTTCAGGGGCTGCCTCGGGGGCTGCCTGAACGTATTCCTGGAAGTGTTCCGGCGAAAGCTGTTTGATAATGAGAGTGTTCGCCAAGCCGGCGGGAATCTCATCCACTTCCGCGTGCTCCGTGATCACCGTGGCATCATTGCTGGCGGCGAACACCTTGTAAAGCTTGCCTGTACTGAGTTCGAGAATGTACTGGCCTGCACTAAATACGGTCATTGTTTTCTTCCCATCATTCTAATGCTCGCGGTTCCGAAAAATAGTTGCGGATCCAGTCAGGACCAAACTTCCCATACCGTCCGGGCCTGAAAATGTCTCTCTCGTGCGTCCCACCGTAAGAAAGCATCACCACAGGGCCAGGGCCGCGCTGTGGGCCGACGAACTGGTAATACTTGGGGAAACTATTGGGGAAGGTCACCGTCACCCCGTAGACGGTGCTACGGGCGATGTTCCCCAAGTATTTGATAGAGAGTGCAGGCGGACGCCACAGCCGGCGTGCAGTCTTATCCTCCATGTTCCCCTCCTGTGAAATGTGGTGTACGCTTTACCTATGATCAGTCCGTACAATCTCGAAACGTTAGAACTGCACCGGCGCAACGTCGAAGAGAAAGAGCGCGCGCTCCGCCAAGCGCAAGACAACCGCGACGAATTCGTGCGCGAACTGCTGAGCAAAGGGAACATGCCCACCGAAATTGGCAGAGCTGCCGGCCTGTCCCGTGAGCGCGTCTACCAGATCAAACGGCGCCGCCCCTAAGCAGCGTACTTACGCACTAAAGCCTTCAACGTCGCCGTATCAACATTCATTGATACAGTCCAACGCAAAGTCGTCGCACCATTCGGATTCAACAGCGCAATAGTCAAACTGCCCGGATCATAACCGGTGATCCCCGCCGCCGCCGCAACGTCAGCCTCAAACTTCGGGCCAAGCTCTATAGCCATCCGTTCGCCTCCCAAATCGGGGCGAAACTCGCCGGAACAATCGCACCATTCAGCCGGCCCTTGAAAAAATGGATTCGTGCACGCGAGTACGCCGCATCACAAAGCTGCGAGCAAATCCACGACTTATGCTGCGCAAGCCGACGCTCAATAAAATGGGGCGGCGACTGGTCCGGTTTCATCTTCAGCAGAATCGCAATACCAGCCCAAATATATCCGAGCCTGTCATACGGTTTACCAACCTGATCCCCGGCATACTCGGTAATCTGATCCTGCTGCCACTGAGTCAACTTGAAATGCGACCACACAGCGTCAGGGAACGCGCTAACCGGCATCCGCTTCACACCAGTCGGCTCGCACGAAATCACCACATCAGGAGACTCCGCCAGCAGAATATGGGTAAACTTAGCAGCCTCGGGCGGTTCGCCGGCCAACGTCTGCACAGTACGAATCAGCCACCCGTTGAACCCTTTACCGGCGACGAGAGCGAGCTGAGCGTTTCCGGCCATCGTGCCCCCTATAACTTCTATCGGGATTGTCGGGATACGCTTATACAGCGCCCTCCAATAGGGGGAGAATGTGCCCCACTCAGTGCTTACTCTTGTGCCTGTCATGCCTAGCCTCGCAGTCACGCGCAAGAGACGGCACCGGAAACCGGCGCCCACAGTGATGGCAGACGAACCGGTCAAGCGGATCCGGTGTCCTATTCGGCTTCACAGTGGCACCGCGATAACCTCGTGACCCTTATGCGTCATACCTTTGACGCGCCCGCAATAAACCTCAGCAGTCGGATTCAGCAAAAGAAATTCAGCGAACTTCGCGCAACCCTTCGCCACATACCCGCACGGCATCATCAGATCGAACTTCGCAGCCCCATCATCATGCCGGGCACGCGCTTTAGGGTGCCCATGCTCATCCCACTCGCACGGTGGCTCGAACACATTCGCATTCTTCTGAACCACGATAATCTCAAGATCAGCGACAGGCATCATGCGCTCACATCCAAGCGCTCAATGATTGAGCCGCGCTCATCCCACACCGTCAACGCGTTCGGGGCCAAAGCCAACTCGTGACGCTCATAATGGTGTTTGCACAGCTCGAACGAACGCAACTCATCACCAAACATCATGTCAACGACGACATAGGCCCGGTGCCCGCAACCGTCGCACCGGTTCATTGAGTTGAGCTTCGGGAACTCTGGCACGACGATGTTCATTTCGGGCCTCCAACTTATATGGGGAGGCGTCACCGAGGGGGGTGGCGTCAAAGAGTTGTTTTAGAACCGTTTAGAAGGTTTAGGAAGGTTTATCCGAACCTAATAAACCATTAGCGAATGCGGCAGGACTCGAACCTGCAACCTGCGGTTTTGGAGACCGCCGCTCTAACCAATTGAGCTACGCAGACGTGGGGGCCGCGCAGTCCCCGTTTTCGTCGCAATCAGTTGCGACTCATCACCGCATCACACGACGTGATCAGCGGGAGTATCAGTAACCCATCGGCTCATACCGCGCGATGAGGTCACGCGCCCATGCAACCTTGTCCTCAATGCGCTGGCCGGCTGCGGGCTAATCGGCCACTCGGGCGAACGCCACATCGCGTACAGGTGATGAGCTTTCACCCCCTGTATAGGGCAACGGGCCCCGGATGCTTGAGGTACGCCTCAACGACGGCGACGCCTTGAGGGAGTCACCCGCCAACCAACCGGTACGCGATGTGGAGTTATTTTTACGGTAGTTCCTGGGGACAGGCGACTCGCCACACTTTGCTAGAGGCTCTAAGCCCACGAATTATTTAGTCTGTGGGTGGCTGTCACCAGGAAGAATTAGGTCCGTTTCCTCGCGTTTGCAACCGCTCGGCAAAAAAGGAGGCGGGGCACGGAACCGACCCCACCGACTGCGCCAATCCCGGAGGAGGGCGCCCATCAAAACTATCGAATCGCGCGAGTCCTAATCGGCTCACCAGACTTCGTGATACCACGAATCCAACCCGAGCAATTCAGACACTGATACAAGCGATACGTCTGATTCAACGTGTGCGTATACTCCCCATCCCACTTAATGCGCTTCGACGCACAGTAAGGACACGCATGAGCATCACCCGTAAACATCGCCAAATGCGGCATATTCGTCAACCACGGCAACAACCGAACAAAAGCCCGCTCCGTGATACGCGTATCACCCTCGTTATACCGACGCATCAGCGCCCAAGCCTTCTCATCGCCGGCCATGCAATCAATCCACAAATCGAAACCCTGATGTTTCACCTTCGCCCCAACACCGGAACGCTGCACAAGGTAATCCAGTTTACGGCTGGGAAGGTCGAACCGGCCCTTGTTCACTTTCAAAAGGTCGATGGATTTGAACGGCTTAGGAGGTGTCATGCCGGCGAGGAAAAACTCGTTGTTGAGCCGTTTAATGTCGTAACGGTCGCCGTTGTAAGTAACCACCACATCGGCCTCAGACAGCAGCCCCCACGCGGATTCCAGCATCGCCTCGTACCCGTCATGGTGCACAGACTTGAAAATGACTTCCTTGTCACCCATCCACTTAGCGGCGAAACAAATCATTCCACCATGCTCGATGATCTGCCCTATCGAAATGTTTTGATCCCAGAGACCCCAGGCGTACACCTGAAGGGGTCGAGATTCAATATCGATGGTTAGGATCCGAACGCTCTTCGCCTCGGGCGCCAGACGAGCTGCTGCTCTATTTACGAACGACATTGTTGGCCTTCCGCCAGCGGGAAACCTGATCCTTACCGAACCTGTGACCTTCCGCCCTCAACTCGTCAACCATTTCAACAATCGTCCAACGGTCTGGTGAGGTCAGCATTTCGGTTACTGCGTCGTGTTCGTCTTTGGGTAGGGTGGTGAGCCATTCGTCCAAGGTTTTGATGGGCTTGGGTTTGGCTTTCGCTCTTTCGGCAAAACTCATTGGGTTACCGCCTTAAACGAAAAAGGCTCCGAAGTCTGGACAGACTTCTAGAGCACGGAATTAGCTTAGCACTTAAAATGTTGGATATGCAACTCCACCCAGGACTTTCTCAGGAATCTTTGTTGAGGTGCGCCCAGACGAGTTGCACGGTCTCGCATGGGAACCAACATCGGCACTTGCTGCAGCGACCCCAAAAGTTCATCCGGTGCGCGTCAAGAATTGAGCGGGCTTCGACGGCAGCCAACAACGGGTCGATTTCAGGCATTCGCGTCTCCTTCCGGTACCATCACGACATACCGGCTCACACCGCTGACCCCCGGGTGCTCGGTGGCGAAGTGTAGAGCGAACGCGAACGCGGTCGCGACGCCCTCAGCCCTGTCGACGTCGGTTTCCACGTGCCCCGCGAACCCGCAGAGTGTGCACATGGCGCTTCCGCTCGTCGGTGTAGTGCGTCCGAAAGCATCCATCACCGTTCTCCTTCCGGTACCACAGTCCACGGACCCACCAAACGGGTGACGATCGATTCCCCATACCCTCTGGCGTTGCGCGCTGCATCCTCGCTCCTGAATGTGTCGCGGTGGATCGTCCGGTCGTCACCAGCTACCGCCGCCGTTCCCCATTCGACGGTCATCGCGTCCAGGCGGGCTTGCAGAGCGTTGCGCTCATCTAGTGCAGCCTGTGTGGTCTCAGCCTCTTGAACGAGGGCGCGACCCAGTGCGGTCGCACGCTCCGCAAGAGCATCACGCTCAGCCGCTAGTTGCACAATGTGATCCGTGAGGCGCTGTTCTATCGCCAGCCACGACTCGACGGCGTCCGCCGCCTTGAAGAACAGCGTCGATGGCTTGCCGGACCACAGATGGCCCCCGTAGTTCAACTCACGGATCAGCGCTTTGTAGTCGACTTCTGCTGGGTATAGTTCCCGCAGTCCAGCCCAGTCCGGCCCATCCACCGCATGAACACAACGCTCATCAGGCTCCATTGTGGTACTCCTCAAAGTCGCTGTCCTCGTAAATGCCCTCATCGAGTAGGTCAGCCGGAACCTTGTGCCCAGCCGCGACATGCTCATTCAAATGCGCGACGATATCGGGAGCACTATGGAAATCCCACTGGTCACCGAGCTGGCAACCACAGCACGAAACATATCCTCCGATATCGGCGTATACGTACACGTCGCTCGTGGCACTGAACCTTGCGAAACTCACGGGGTTCCTTCCTTCGCTTTCTGCTCAATCAAATACGACAACTCCCGAACCCCCCACACCCGCGCACACGCCCGACAATGCCCCGACGCCCCCACCAACAACCCCGGACCAACCCGATACCTCACCACCAACGGGCGCACAAACCTCACACCATCCCGCCACCACTCACACTCACCACAAACAGGACACGCACCCGGCAACTCCCGCTCACGCGGCGGATCCAACTTCCCCCGCACATACGACGCCCACCTCTGCAAAGTCTCCGTATGCCACACCTCACTTGCCTCATTCAGGGAACCCATCGCAGCCACATGCCACTGCTGCAACGCCCTCGCCGGCTGCCGTGACGGTTTCCGCACACCCGCCATACGGCACCAGTCGCGAATCTGCGAACTGATCTGAATGAACTTCTGCAGGGCGTCAGCATCAAGAATGTTGCGCTCGTGCGCCAGGGAAGCCCCCGACTGGGTGAGGCCCATGTCGGAGCGGATAGCTTCGTCCAGTTGGTCGAGCAGCGGCGGCACTTGAACGGATACCACCCACGGTACGAGGACGACGGGAATGTCCGCACCTTGCAACACTTTGACGGTTTTGGGGAGCGTCAGGTCGTTCACGGCTTCATACAGTTCCATCGGCCACCTCAAATGCTTTGATCAGTTGGGCGCCGATGAACTCCGTATACATCGGCGGGATAGCTTCTGCGAGTTCGCGTCGGTCGGTGGTCCAGTCGATGCCAAGTGCGTCCTGCCACTGCGCTACCGTCCCTTTGCCGCCCCCGTTGCCGTAGACGGCGAAGTAGGGGCCGTCATAGAACTTCCCGTGCCGCCACCCAGCCACACGCCCCCGATGAGGGACGTGCGCCGGCTGGGTTGCAGTCCAACCGCCCAGCTCGAAGAAACGGTGCCGGATCACCTTCAGCCAGAACATTTCCCCGCAGAGTGTGAGGTCACGTCGGACGGGTGCGCCTTGGACGTTCTCGATGACGTACGGCAGGCCCGTCTGGTCGAGCAGCTCGCGCACCGGCTCGATCAGGAGCGGCCACTCATTGCCATGGACGGCCTTCAGTGCCGTGTATCCCTGGCAGGGCGGTGAGGCGTGGATGGCATCGAAGTCGGACAGTGTGAGTTTGAGAATTTCGTCACCCTCACGGAACCGCAGCCAGGCACCACTGAGCAAATCGCGCATTGCCTGTAGCGCATCATCCTGGCGGAACGCGAACGGGTAATTCAGCTGCCGGTCCAGATCGACACCGACCACGTCGAACCCCGCACGGCTGTAGCCCATCCCAGCGCCACCCGCACAGCAGAACAGATCCAGCAGTTTTGGCCGGCTCAGCACCTGTGAAATATCAGTCGGATTCCGAAAATGGCTCGGCGGATTTTTCAAAAAGGCACCTCACCGTCAAAACCAGACGATTCAGACCCCCACGAATCCTCCGTCGTGGCCTCCATCTGGCTGCTGGCGTAGCTGTCGGCCAACTCCGGACGGTTCACTGACAGCTCAATCAACGGACGCTCAAACCCATCCCGGCCAGCCCACGGCTTACCGAGCTTCACCCCCAAGAACCCCGACACCGAAACCACGTCACCCTCCGACAGGCCGTGCGCCTCCTTGAACCACACCGTGAACCTGTCACCCCTGTACGTCGTACCGTCGGCGCCCTCACGGTCAGCCTCTTTCACCTTGACCCCGAAGCCAGTCCGGTTCACCTGAACCACCGTCGCATCTTTGATTTGCACGATCGCCATCACAAAACCTCTCTCACCACGTATCCTCACGATCCCGGCGCGCATCACACCGGGTACAAGTCCCATCCGCCAACCACTTATGGGTGTGCACAGCCGGCACCAAATCCCTCGGCGCAATCGGCGTCGGCTTCGCATCACGCGCCGCCCACTCCTGCTGCTTCCGCATCGAATTCCGCCACGTCGCGGGCCAATCGCGCTTTACGCCCTTGACACCAGCCACACCCGCCCAGTAATCGATGAACGCCGGCAAAACCGCATCCACATTGACCAGCGGAGTGTTCTCCCTAGCCCACGAACGCATGTCATCAGCGACCTTGAAACCAGGATCAATGCGCGTCCCACGCGCTTCATTCTTCGTAGAAGAATGTGTCTCTGTCTCTGTCTCTGTCTCTGTGTTTTGATTCGGTTTTGATTCGGTTAGCGGTTCGGTTACCGTTCGGTTCACCCTCGGTCTGCCGCCACGCCTCCCGTTCTCAGTGTTTACGCGGGACTTCTCCTCAATCTCCTGTTTCGACCCTTGATGAACGACGAAATCATGTAATATGTAGTTTGTGCCAACTTTTTCAAGGCTTGGCACGAACTCGTCATTTGTGCACAGCTCATCGAGCACCCTTTTGCGCCTCGACAACTGCAACGCCATCTTCTCGGGGATCACACCGTCATTCAGCATCCGCCGACACCAGAGGATCATTCGGACGTGAGCGACCACCGCCGAGTCCGACAGAATAGCTATCTTGTGGGAGTCCAGATAGTCAAGTGTGATTTGCGCATACAGCCGTCTATCTCGTCTCGCCATTGCTCCCTCAAATTCCAGCCATGCCCCGATACTCCGCGGCCTCAACATCCGTCAACGGATCCCGCAACCCGTCCTCCCGCAACAGAAACCACGACATTTCAAACGGGTAGTAGACAGGCACCAGCAGCACCGGCACAGGGGAGAACCGGCGCACCCGCCACCCGAACCTGCGCGCCCGCGCCAGCATGTTCCTCTCGAACTCCGTGTTGCAGACACTGCACGCCGTCACGCCCTCATGCGGTCCCGGCTTATGCTTACTGCCACCCATCCCAGACCCGACACGATGGTTCCACTCCAACGCAACCCGGGCACCACAACTGATGCACTGGTAGCCATCCCGGGCGTAAGTGATTTGGCGGACAGGAACAGACGGCGCGGTCACGCCGCGGACTTCCATTGGTCCTGCGTCAGCCCCGGCAACCCAAGCCGGCCACGAATCCGCACTACCGTACGAACGTCAACACGCAGGGCGGCCGCAATGCGAGAATCACTCCAATAACGGGCGTGCAACCCCCTCACAGCCTCTTCACGCTCCGCAGCAGTCAACTCAACCTCAACACCGCTCATCGCCAACTCCACTTCAACAGACCGCACCCCAACCACCTCCGGCGCCGGCTCCTGCTCAGGCGGGAAAGGGTCAGCGTCAATGTCATCCCAGGCCAACGCGGGAACAAACCCGTGAGCTGCGGCGTACCGTTTCGCACCGTCCACACTCATCTGCTGATACTTCGTCTCCGGGACCGGAACCTCATCCCACATGACCTCATACAGGGCCTCCACCTTGCGGGCAACAGACGCCCATGTGTCCCTCTGACGCAGCAGACGCGCCACACTGGACGGAAACATGTCCAGTCGGGCCGCAATTTCAGTCATCGACCAGCCGGCGCACATCAACGCTTGAATGCGGCGGATGGTTCCGCGGGCCGGGTAGGGGCGCCGGTCACCCAGCAAGCGCAGCTCCGGCTGCACAGCCAGAATCGCGTCGGCAGTCTCCCTTTTCACACGTTTCTTCACCTCACCATGCCGTGGACCTTTCCCCCCGCCTTGGATGTAATGCGAACGACCGTGGACAAGAGTGACGACGGCGCGAACGGGAATGCCAGCAACCTTCGCCACCTGTTTGCACCCCAAACCGTAATCAGCCAGCATCAGCAGGTGCTCACGGGCTGGGGTGGCGTCAACCAGGCCAGTGTCGAACCGTCCGTAGATTTTGCGTCTGCGGAGGTCGCGGTCGCGGGCAGCCATGCCAGCACGGCAGTTGTCACAACGGCACAGGTGCGTCCCGTAGCAGGTGGAGGTGAGGCCATGCTTGTGCTCAGGCGGACATGCCAACGCGGGATCCTCTCTTCCTCAGCTTTTCGCGCTCCTCCCGGTCCAGGCCACCGAGGATGCCGTAGTCTTCGGAGTGGGGGACAGCCAGCGCTTCGTGGAGGCAGGCGTTTCGGACGGGGCAGCCGTTGCAGATTTCCTTGGCCTGCCTGTATTGGGTGCCTCTGTCTGCGAACCACCACTCAGTGTTTTTGCCTTTACAGGCTCGTTTGGGCCAGTCAGCCATCTTCTCCACCTTCAATCGGTTCCGGTTCGTCAGCGGCGAACAGCCTCCGCACCAGCGATACATTCACGCGTTGCAGCCCAGCGTTCTCGTTCAGCAGGGCAGCCACATGGTCTGCGATGTTGTCTAGGTAGGAGGCGCGGAACACGTTCCCGTTGGCACGGTCTGTGGCGGCGTCGCGGCGCAGATTGTTGATCAGCACATGTGCGTCCATCAGGACTCCCCGAGGATCGCGCGGGCGAACGTGGTGGCTGCTGCGACTATGCTTCGCGGCCCTGCGTCACGGATTGGCTGCTCAAGTTCATGGCGACCGGCCCCGAGGAGGATGAGTTGCGCGTCGATGGTCCGATGCAGACCAATGAGCATGTCGGCCAATTCCTCGGTGTAGACGCGAGCGACGGGGTTGCAGTCATCCCCTTCGTCACCGCTGTCGCCGATCACTATGAAGCCGTCCCATCCCGGGATGTGCTCCTGGTCGAACCAACGGACCACCGGCGGAACATCGACCTCGCGTCTCCACTCTTCGAGCTTCTCGATCGCTGCTGCGATCGTCTCCGCCGCGCCCATCACGACACACTCCATTCCAATTTCACCAACGCAGACACCGACCGCCCAACCTCCAAACGGTCCCGCAAAACCCCCAACTGGGTGCGCGCCGCACGCAACCGAACACCCGCCAAATCAGCCTCCAACTGCAAATCCTCAGCAGCCTCATCCGCCTGAACCTTCCGCAAATCCATCGCCCCCTGCGCCAGCAGGAACGTCCGCCGATACGCCTGCTTAGCTGCGTGCTGCGACTGCACCTCAGCCTCATCCAACGCCTCAATCACGGCGGGCATTGAGTCCAGCTCACGACCGATAGCGGACAGTGTTTCAGCGACCTTCGCCGGCGTCAGAACCTCACCCATCAGAGCCGCTCCTTCCGCGAGTCGAACTCGGGATGGTCGATCATGAACTGGGCCAGAGTGAAGCAATGCCACGCCGCAGCAATCACATGCGGGAGACTCATTTCCTCATCAACATCCTCACCAGCCCAAAACTGGTTCAAGTGACGTTGCGCAGCCGCATACGAGAACTTCCACTCATACCCTTTGCGCCAATTGTTGTCGTCATACTTCTCCGCACCACGCCCATACAAGGTGGCCAGAAGACGCAACGGCTCGGTCGGGATCAAGTCGTACCGTTGCTCCTTCGACCCCTTCTGGCCGCCCGTCGGTGAGGTAACACGCTTCTCCGTCACGACAACACCTGCTCCCACTCCGACCAATCCACCAGCCGGCGACGGTCACGCACTTCAAGGTTGTACGGCTGCTCAAAAATGATGTGCTCCCATTGCGGGACAGCCACCCCGCGAATCACAGGCTTGTCATCGATCAGGAAGTCACCAACCACCAACGTTTTGTCGGCGGTGAGGATCACCCGTGCCGCCCAATGGGAGCCGTAATGCTTGGCCACCCAGTTGAACTTGTCCGACGCGCAAGTGGGATTAGATATCCACGGACTCGTCACAATGCGAACGTCATGGCCAGCCTTCACCATCGCTTTCAACGCCTGCTCCGCACCAGGGATCGGCACGAGTCGGGCGTAAAAACCCTCCTCATCCATGACCGCCGCGATGATCGCACGCTCCCTCCCAGTGCGGCCCGCGTGCAGATCAAACGTGGTCTGCTGCTCATGGCGTGGGATGCCAGCAGCCTGCTCACCGAACAGGTCCATCGACTCATTGAACGCGCGACCCCAGTCAGCGATCACGCCGTCCATATCAACCAGGATTCGCACCAGACAACTCCCTCTTCCGGGCATCCTTCGCCGCGATGACCTTCGGATCCTTCGTCACACCAGCCTTCCCAGCCCCAACCCAAGCGGCCTGAAGTTGCGCGACAGTCCCCGCCTCGTTGATCGTCTCCAACCATTCACTGACCAACACCTGATCCACTGACGGGGCCGCGGCAGGCTTCGGAGCCTCCACACCACGCTCAACTTGCGCATCCGCAAAGTCACCCTTATGCCACAAATCCAGGGCCGCACCGAACCTCATGCCAGCATTGCGAAGAGCATCACCGATCGCTTCCTTGATCGCATTACCGCCGCGCTTCCCCTGCGCATCCCCGTAACCGAGACGCGTGATACCGCAGACCGTCAAACGAATCCACAACCCGCCGTTCTCGTCGTACACGGGCAGCCCGTTCTCACCCAGGGCAAGAGGTTCCCACGACCATTTCGGGTCGGCGTCGAGCAGGCGTTTCGTTAACGCCGCATGTCCGACGTAATCCAGGTGCACAGCAGGGAGGCCGTGGTATCCACCGCACTCCTTACAGTTCCCCTTGGCGGAGGTTGCGGAGTACGGCTTGGGGAGCTTGTTGATATCTGCAGGCTCGAACGGTGCCCGCAGAAGATCCAGGCCCGTCAATGTGTCGGTCGTCATGCTGCTGCCTCCTCATCAAGCGCGTGACCATCGGCACCCTTCGGTGCTTCGTCGCCCTTCAGGGTGACCTTGAACATTTGACGCGCTGCCGGCAGGTAGACGACGATGCCCTCCGGGTCGCGGAACCCAGAGGCCGCCACAGAACCCTCGTCGCGGAGATAGTCGAGAACACCCTCGATGGCTTCCTGGCTGAACCGGCCGCGGTACAGGACCGGCACCGTATCCAACTGCGGCACCACTGACAGGTCAGTGCCCTCCCACCGATGAGTATTGAACAGAGAAAACCGCTTCTCCTTCAGCCCGTACTTGCGCTGGATCCCAGCACCCCACCACTCACCGAAGTGGCGACCCGGGCCGAGGTTCAGCGCCAACGCTTCCTTGTTGCGGTCCACCCACCCGGCGAACCCGTAGTTGTCCTGCTCGGGGGTGATCAGACGGGTGCGCGACTGCGCGCCCACCTCGCCGTCCTCAGTGATGATCACCGCGGCGTTCGTTCCGTCGATCTTCTCTGTGATGACCATGCTCCGGTTCAACCGGGCAATCTTCGGCCATGCCTCGAACTCGATAGTCATGCTGCCTCCAACGTAAGAAGCTCATCGGCTGTGCCGACAAGCTTCTGGATTTCTGTCTCGTCCCGATCAATCCACCGGAACTTAGGTTCAAGCCACGGCATATAAAACCAGCCGTTATCATCAGGGACACGCAACTCCCACAAAAACAGGCACCTCTCCGCACCAGTCACATGCAACTGCCACTGAACCTGCCGGCGATAATTGACCGGAATGGTGTCCCAGTCCTTGCCCGTCGTCTTCGCCTCAGCAATGAGAGTGTGGTCGGGGGACAGACCGTCCGGCGTGGCAATATGCCGCGGGTCAGCCTCGCAAGCGATCAGCCAATCAGATGGCAGAATGCCGAACTGACGGTGGGCGAACTGCATGATCGCCGGTTCAGATTCCGTCCCGAACAGCATGTAGTCGTTCGGGATGACCTCAGTGGGGTTGCGGCGTTTCTCCACCGCTTTCTCGAACCCGGACGGGGTGGCAGCCAGGGCAACCTCAGTAGCTGACACTCCGCCGAGGCGCCGCTGTAACCAGGCTTCCCGTTCGGTCGAGCGCACCAGGAACCGTGAAGCGTCAATCACAGTCCACCCGGCCTAGCAGTTCGTCCAGCCAACGGTCTTCTTTGGCCCGGTCGTGTTCGTAAACGCGATCCCAATCCTCGTCATCCATCACCGTTCTCCCTTACGCTAAAGCGCCGACGACAACACGAACCCCCGGCTGATCGTCCGCATACCACTTCTCAACGTGATGCGTCACCGGCCGCGAATCGTCAAACCAGACACGGGCGGTGGTAAGCGAATCACACACCGCCCGCAGCAACTTGTCCCCATCAGGCTTCACGTTCGGGCGGGCGCGGCGAACCGTTTTCCCGCGCGGCATGTAAAAGTCCAGAAGGATGAACAGGGCATCCTCCGGGTCGAACCCGTCACGTCCAGCGAGCGCGACCGTCGCAGCAGCAGCCACCGTTTTGCGCCACGCCCGCAGTTTCGGGTTCGCGTCCGTCACATGCCCGTTGAATACTGAGTGGGAGCCTTGAGGCACCGGCACGCCGGCAACCCAAAACTCGATCCGTTCAAGGTATTCAGGCATGGAGCCGAACCAGATTTTCAAGCCACCGCATGTCTTCGTCGGTGCGCTTCACCGGCCCGGCTTCGGGCCAGAGGTAGGCGTACCAGTCGCCATCTTTACGCCGGTAGAACGGGAGGATCCCCGCCTCGCGGCCGCGGGAGGTGTAAAGGCCGTCCTCAGTGGGGAGCGGCGGTTTCGCCTTCTCCACCACCCGGACAACAAACCCCTCCTCCTTCAGACCGCGAGGGGTGCGGAGAGTTACACTTATGGAACCGTCCTTCATCAGGCGCCCGCGCACCACCGTCTCACCCAGGGTGGCCTCAATCAGATCACCCTCATTGAACTCTTCGTCCATCACTCCTCCTCCTGCTGCGGCGAATAAAACAACCGGCCCAGCGTCTGCAGTTCACGCCAAACCTGACCAACCACACCCGACGGAAACTCGGGCACATGCTCAGAACCATTCGTCATTTGGATCCCAATCCGGGTCATCCGTTTCCAGCTCACCCGAATGCTCAACCCCACACCCAGGGCAATCCCAAAAAATGAGCGGACCCGACCCGCGCCAAGAAGCGTCACCGTCGAACCCGCAAGGACAGTCGAAAACTCCGACCCCTTCGTCATCGTCCATCACACGCTGCGCGTCCAAAAGTCCGGGTCAGCGTCCGGGCCAACCTTCGACTCGCCCACCGACGGCGGGAACTCGCCCACCATCACTTCAAACGTTTTGAAAATGGGGACGCCGGGGTAATTCCGTCTGATCAGGCTCTGCGTGGGAAGGCTCACGCGGTCTGTGTCGAAGTGCAGGGCCACAATTTCGGCCTTCATGCACCGGAACCCGCGGGTGCCGATCGTGGCGTCCCCGAACCCTTTGATGACGGCGTTGACCCCCGACGACTGATCGTGGTAGTCGTTTGAGCCTTCGTAGTAGGCGTAGAACCCGTGCTTGCACTGGTCGATACGGTGCGGCACGTCCATCACCCGCTTGCGGTCGAGTTCACTGACTGCTTCATCGAATGGTGGTGGCCCGGACGGTACGGGATAGTTGACGGCCGCGTTGCTCCCGACGTAGGTGGCGTAAGTCGGGATGGTGTAAGTCTCGGCACCGAATGGCCAAAACTTGGCGCCCGGATGAGAATGCATCCGGCGCCTCTCCTCTTCCTCCATCAACGACTGCGAGGCCGGAACACCCGTCAGCAACTCATACAGCTCCGGCGCCCACCTCCTGTGGGCGAAAAGCGTGTCATCGTTTTGACACGTCGCCTCATTCACACCCGGACGCCACACAACCCGGAACGAAACACCCGTCAGCCGGCCCATCTTGTCCACCCGGAAAGAGCGCGTGCCGAACACCTCACCCGGTACGAACTCGTAACCCTCGAACTCCGCCGTCACCCTCGCCGGCGCCGTACTCATGCGGGCACCTGCTCAGGCTGCGGAACCGAAATTGGTGCCTCGACCGGCTCCAACTCAATTGTTTTGATCGGCTCACCAATATCACCCATGATCTTTTCCTTTCATTGACACGCTCATAGAAGAAAGAACCCATAATTTTTAGCGGCGAAAAGCGTGTTGCAGCAGCTGCAAAGGATCGTCGGCTCACTCCGCAACTTCATTGCGCGGCCCTCGCACTGCAACACCACATAGCCGCACTCGGGGCAGATCAGCCGCCACCTGGCAGGACCACCGTCATGCCAATGCGTGCCCGCTGGGTGAGTCAAACCCTCACAGGCAACCTCCAAATCGATATCAACATCGATCCGAACCTCTTCGTCAGTCAGCGCCACTACAATCTCCAATACGAGAAGCGGTCCCGCGGCCACGACGAACGGCACCGCTCACAAATCCCACGAGCGTTGAGCATCGCGGATAAAGCCGCTGGCTCACATCGGTAACCGGTCGTGTGCTTACAAGGGCCGGAAACATAAAACCGGGCCTCCCCACCGTGCTCCACCGTCACCGCATCGTTCAAAGCGTGATGTAGGGACTCACACTCGACCGTCCAGTCAAGAACCTCGAACACGTCAGGCGAGGACTGCGTGACCGACTGCATGGTCCGCGGCCCCCTCAATGCCCGCCTCAATGCGGAGCACCTGCGCGATACGCCAAGCCGCCTGAAGTTCGTGCCACACTTCTTCTACTGGGGACATGACCCGTCCCACCTCTCATTTACTTATGCGGCCTCTTTCAAACCGGCTAGGCGAATCGTTCGTTGCGGGCTGTCCGGGCGGTACACGATCACGGTCTTGTCGCCGCGTCGGCGCTCCACCGCAGTCTTCGTGCGTGTCAAGTCCAGGAAGGCCAGCTGCGCGTCGTTGGCTTTCCGCCGTGCCTCATTCGCCTCACGGTTCCTCTTCTTGCGCGCTTCGCCACGCAACCAGGACCGTTGGCGTCTTTCCTTCAGCTTCGGGTTCGTCATCCGCTTCGACGCCGGGTTGCCCTTGCTGCTATCACTTGAAGCCATTTCCCTACTCCTCTATCTCAGCCCGCTTCAAATCCACCAGGCGGGCAGCCTCACGGGCCTCAGCCTGCGCCCTGTCCACGAGCCGCTGCCGGTCCCGCAACTTCCAGGCCAACGCCATTTCCTGATGGTCGTTCTGTGGTTCAGTGCGCTGCGCCTCAGCGAGCGCGACCTCCGCAGCGATCAAACGCAACCCGGCACGCCACTGCGCCTCCACCAGCGTCGCCAACTCTCGTTCCAACCAAGGGCGCCGCGAATCCCGCTCATCCGCTGCAACTTCGGACGGTTTCAGCACACCCGTCGTATACGCCGACAGGTGCTCCCCTTCCTGCTCACGCACCGCTGCGTCAAGAGAGAAGCCGCTGCCGCGTGATCCCTTGCGGAACTTGCCCGCCCTCTTGGTCTGCCGGGGCGCCCCAGAGACACGCCACAGACGGTGCCGGTCGTTCTCGATCGTGTTGAAGTTGGATGTGGTGCCAGCGATATCCACCACTGCGCCCGAACTGTGTCGGAGTCTGGGATGGCCGGCGCCGTTGCGTCCGATGTATTCCCACCCGACTGTCTTGGCCATTTCGATGGTGGCCACAACCTCGGGGGAGAAGGCTCGAAGTGTCATGCTCCGTTACCCCCTATCGGCTGAGCCGGTTGAGGCGGCGGGAGTGCCGCGCTGCTTTGTTTCTTGTCCGACGCTTTGCGACCACGGCGTCCGGGACGGTGCCTTCGTACATTGGTTTGCGTTGTAGGGCTGCGAGGATTGCGCGCTGAAGAAACATTTTGGTTCGCTTTCTCTTAGTCCAGCAGGACGGCGAGGGCTTCCGTATCTGGCCGCTCACCGCCCCGGGTTTGTGGGTTTGCACCAACGCGCCGAGCTTCGTTCAAGCACAAGGCACCCGACGAGTCCAAAACGTCCAGTGCTTCCCGGTGTCGCAATGCGCCTTCAATGCCTGCCGCAGCATTGCGCTCGTGCAGCGCGAGTCGCGCCATGTGCTGCTCGCGCGTGGCGTTGCCCCAGGTCGTCGTTGTCCCGTCGCCAACAGCGAACTCGGCGTCCAACAATTCGCGCGTCCACTCGACATGCCAGCTTTCCCGAAGTGCGTCCATGGCGTCAGCCATTTGTGCCCTGATCGCTTCCCACCGCGCGGCCGAGTCGGCATCAATGCGTGCCTGCTGATCCTCACGGATCTTGTGAATTGTGGCCGAATCTGGGGCGGCGGTCTCGCTGTTGTCGCGGCGCTCAATCTCGGCCTTGGGGATGTCGATGATGACGCGCTTGCCCGGTGCGTCAACCCGGGCGGACACGACACCGCCGCGTTGGGCGTCTCTTTCGATTACGAGCACTCGTGCCCGCTTGCGGTCTTTCAGTCGCTCCACTAAGTACGTAAGAGCAATGTCCTGCAACTGCTCGGCGCTCATGCTGCGTACCTGCGACTGTAGGTAGATTTCCGGAGCCACTTTGTTTATGGCGGACCCGAGTATGCGGTTGATGTTCCGGTTAGCGGAGGAGTCTAGGTAGATAGCCATTGGGTCTCCCTCCTTTCCGTGCTGCCCCCGGGGTACGATCCCGGCACCGTAATGAGCCAATAGTGGGCAGCCGATCCTTCAGCGATGGGGCACGACCTCTACCCGCCAACACGCTCCCTCGGACCTATCCTTCAAACCCGGCCACGCCTTTGTGGTCGGTGCAGTTCCCCTCCACCCCCAGGTGAAGTCGCAGCACCGTCTTCAGGTGCCCGTATCTGCCACTGTGTATGTGCATCCCGGCGCATAGGCGTTTGGCGTCGTCCGGTAGCTATAGTTTTCAGTTTTGGGCGCAACAAACACCGCCTACATGAGGCGGACGAATGTCAGAGAGAATCAGGCGGCTCTGCGCCGGCCCCTCGAACGGGCAGACTGCGCAGAAGGAGGCGGGGTGGATCCCATGTGAGCGTCGATCGCGGAGAGCTGAAACAGCCAGCTCCGCCCTTTCTTCACCCCAGGAATCTCACCGGCCTGCGCCCACCGACGAACGGTGAACACGGACTTGCCGAAATGATCCGCGACGGCCAGGGTGTCAACCCAGGGTTCGCGGATCACGTCAAGCCCCTTGCGCGGTATGCTTCGTTGTGCTGCATGTTGCTAGCTTACCTACCCGAATGGGTAGGTGTCAACGGACAGACAGACATTTCTGTATTCTGCGTACCTCTACAAGGGCGGAGAAGAAAGCGAAACAAAACCGACTCGGTTACTACAAACTTCGAGTCAATGCGACTTATGGTCACCCCGAATGGGATACCCTCTGAAATGTGGCATCTCGACCAGAATCAGACTTTGACCTAGCGGTCGCCGCGTACATCCGCGCCGTGGCAGATGAAAAGCATATGGGACAGGAAGAGACGGCAGGACGCGCTGGCATCCCCGTCAACACCTTCCGTCGTTATTGGCGCGGCGAGCGCGCCCCAAAGTCAAGCGACCTTCGGCTGATCTTTGAAGTGTTGGGGGTTAGCTTCCCCGACGCATGGCGAGAGATTGACCGAATCTTTGTGTCCGGTGAGTACAAGCTCTAACGTCTTGTACGGGTCCATGCCGAGCCTCAAGCAGGCTGAGCGAATTTCGCCGGCGGTCATGTCGTCTACGGATTTGTTCACGGGTGGGCTTCTTCCCCTAGCGCCGTTGCGCCCCTGCAACGGTTTCTGCCTACCCTAGCGGACCTACGCCGAAAGGTATACTTCCTCAACCCCCCCTTTTTAGGGGGTGGGTGGACGTGTCGGCATCCCTACAAATATATGTCCACACCTGTCCATTATGGTCCATATGGGGAGCCTCGTCCGCTCCAACAAAATTGTCTGCGCCCAGTGTTTACAAGGGATTCGGGGTGTCTACCCCATATGGGTCTACGGGTTCAAGTCCCGTCCGCCCTACAGATAAACGCTGGGAACTGGGGGGTGTCGCCCGGATATACCGACAAAATATGCCGACACGGTTACCCATATGGGTGTATGCTTGGGGGTATGACATCCCCCGACTACAAGGCGTTGATCGAGGAGGTCCGTGCCCTGTTCGATGAGGGCTGGTGCGTGTGTCGCTCGTCGCACCTTCCGGGCGACCTTCTCGATGCTGTTGAGGCTCTGCTGGCGGCCCATGAGGCCGACATGGATCGGCTGGTGGAGTTCACTGAGGCGCGTCTTGACACCGAGGCTGAGCGTGATGCTCTGCAAGCCGAGAACGAGAAGCTGCGGACTGCATACAAGCTGATGCGTGAATCCGCGGACCGTCGGAAAGAGCAGCGTGACGCGTTGCAAGCCCGCCTGGACGCGATGACCGTCGAGCGGGCGACTCTGCCGGAGTTCATCAAAGACGGGACCATTTACCCGGACTCCGTTATCCCTCGACCTGGCGGGCACTTCGTTTTCAATGCTGTGCAGCGTTTGGTGGGTCCGTGGACTGTGGTACCGGAAGGAGACGACTGACCCCGTGGCTAGCCTCAAGCCGTTCATCAACCCGTCCGGGACCGAAGTGTTCCGCGTCCAATGGCGCACCAAAAAAGGACACAAATGGGCCAGCCGGCAAGAAACGTTCCCCACCCGCGCCCAAGCCCTCAGATTCAAAAAGCAAGTCGAATCATACGGCGGCGACCGGGCCAGAGAAATCCTCCGAGGTAGTGTCGTACACGACACCCCCACCTTCCGCGAGTGGACCGAACGATACTTAGACGCCGCCAGCGGCCTCCTCACAGGCGTAGAACCCGGCACCCGAGACGAATACCACCGGGTCGCAGAAAACTACCTGTACCCGGTGCTCGGGGACTACCCGATAGACGCAATCGACCAAGCCACCGTCGGCAAATGGGTGGCCTGGCAAGAAGCACAACCCCACCACCGCACCGGCAAACCGGTCGCAGCGAAAACCGTGAAGAACCGTCACGGTATCCTCTCCGCCATCCTCGGCGCCGCCATGAAGAACGGGCTACGCCCCGACAACCCGGCCCGCGGCGCCAGCCTGTCCCGCGGTGTCCCCAACGAACCCGTGTTCCTGTCGCTCGAAGAATTCCGTCGTGTCACCGACGCCCTCCCCGACAAATGGAAACCACTAGCCGCGTTCCTCATCGGCTCACAACTGCGATGGTCCGAAGCTGCCGCCCTCGAATGGTCCGATATCAACACCGACACCATCCCGCCCACAGTGCGGGTGTCGAAAGCGTGGAAACGAAACCCGCACGGCCCCGAAGTCATCGGGCCGCCTAAGTCACGGAAGTCACGCCGCACCGTCGCGCTCTGGCCCGAACTGGTCGCCCAGCTCGGAACCCCCGGGACAGGCTACGTGTTCCACAACCCCGACGGCGGCAGAATCCCGGCCCGCACCTTCTACAAAGCATGGGTCGTCGCCGTACGCAAATCCGGGATCAGCCAACGCCCAAGAATCCACGACTTGCGGCACACCGGCGCATCCTGGTTGATCGCAGATGGTGTGCCGTTGGCGTTCATCCGTGCCCGCCTGGGGCACGAGTCCATTCAGACGACAGTGAACGTGTACGGTCACCTCCTGCCCGACGCACACACACGCATGGCGGACTCCCTGCAGAAGGTGATGCGCCAAGTCAGTGCTGACACTGATAGCGCTAGCACCCCGTATGGGTTTACCATCGAAACATGAACGAGAATTCGATCTTCCGCAACCCGGCAGCCGTCGCGTTGCTCATCGTCGGTCTGATCGCAGTAATCCTCGGACCCATCCTCTGGTCGGCCGGATCAAACCAACTCAACTACGACCAGTCGTCCGCCGCCTTTGAGCACGCACTCTTCTTAGACAACGGCGTCAACCTTGACACGTCCACCTCACCTGCGATGAGTGCGGATCAGACGTTGATCGGGTGGGGTATCGGGGTGCTCGCGTTGGGTGCCCTGCTGTTGGTGGCGTTTATGATCGTCGCGGCTCTGCGCCGACGTGTCGTTGTGGAACCGGTGAAGTCTTACACGGAGTACAAGGCTGGGTAGTCCCCAACAAAAAAAGAAGCCCCCCGCTGAAGGATTCGGGCATCCTTCAGCGGGGGGCTTCTTCACACTACAATGATCGGCTCGCCGTCCAACAGTATCCAGCGGGACTCGGGGGTATCGACAACTTTCCCCCAAATGAAATACGTTCCCGGGGAGACGGTGTTATCGACCAGCAGTTTCAGCAGCCGATCCGCGACAGTCGGACCCTGCACATTCACCGATGGGGTTACACCGGCGCTGGTCGGCGGGATGGTATCGGACAGGCCCAACGCCACAGCAAAATTCGCCGCGGTGATATCCTTCCCGGTCAGCTCTGTGAGCGTGCCGCCGACGTACTCTTTCTCCCCTGAGTTCGTCACATAAATGATCATCTTTGCTCCTGTTTGGCAGCCCACCGTGGCGGGAGAGGGACGGTAGCCCACCGGTTCGGCAGGGGCGTTGTGGCCCAACGTGCGGGCAGCGGTGTGGCAGCCAGGGTGAGGTCGCGAAGACCCGCAGCCGTGAACGTGGGGACGACCGACCCGACCCCGGCCAGCGTTGACGATGTGGCCACCCCGACGACACCGACCACTGTCAGGGCGCCGGCGCCAGCCACGGATGCGGTCGTAACCTTCCCGACGATACCTGTAGTGGTGATGGTGCCTGTGCCGGCAAGGATGGTTGCGGTTGCTGTGCCCACGACACCTGTTGCCGTGACGGTGGCAACACCTGTAAGTGCAGCGGAGCGCGCCAGGCCTGCCGTCACGCTTCCCGCGGCAGTGATAGTTCCGGCCCCGTTGAGCGTGGAGGCCTGGCTGAGTCCGACGGCGCCGGTCGGGGTTACCGATCCGGCACCAGACAGTGAGCTTGACGTGGACTCTCCGACAACACCGGCCGCGCTGATTGTGTCAACGCCAGCCAGGGTTGCGGTTACAGCACCGGCAGTAGAGCCGGCGGTCGTGATCGTGTCGGCCCCGTTGAGCGTGGCACTCGCTACAGCTCCGACAACCCCGGCAGCCGTGATCGTCCCCACGCCAGCTAGCGTTGCCGCCGACGACGCCCCGTAACCTCCGGTCGGGGTCACAGCACCGGAACCATTCAGAGACGCCGAAGCGACCGTACCGACGACGCCAGCCGCCGTGATCGACCCGACACCGCTGATGCTCGAACTCTGGGACGTGCCGACCGCGGCAGTTGAGGTGACCGCACCAGCACCGTTGAGTGTTGCGCTGCCAGAGGCAGCCACGGTGCCTGTCGCGGTGATCGCGCCTGCACCGGACAAGGTTGCGGTCGCTACCGCCCCCACAACACCGGTCGTCGTTGTCGAGCCGACGCCGGAGAGTGTGGCAGTGGCAGAAAAAGCGCCACCCGCTGCGGCCTGGATCTCAACCTGAGCAAGGTTCCATGACGTTGCAGTGGTCGAGTATCCGTATGTGGTCGCGGATGTGGTGGTGGTCGATGAGGAGTCGAACGCGGCGTACGTGTCCCCGTTGGTCGAGTCCGCTAGGTTCGCAAGGCTGCTCGTGTTTGCGAGGACCGTGGGAGTTATCGAGGATTGGTAGTCAACGAGAGCACCGAAGACCTTGTTGCCGGCCGCGCCGGGGGTGATCGACCCCTGCATGGCTGGCGGGGTCGAGTTCTGCCCGGTGGCGCCGGCAGTAGTTCCGGCCTGCGTAGACGTGTCCGCGCCCGTCAAGACCGACACCTTGAACAAGTACCCTGGGGCAGCGCTCCCCGCGCCCGTCACGGAAACGGTCATGTTCGTAGCACCGGCGACCATCGGGTGCCACCACACTTCGGCGGTGCCGCCAACCGAGGGAGGCGTACTCGACGCTGTATTCTGCCGTTTCAGGAGCGTCCACCCGGTCGCACCATTGACGCTATCGGTGACTGCGGCGGTCGCCGCAGTGGACCCGCCATCACCGCCGATCGCGACAACGAGGATCGAGTTCGCAGGCGGCGAGAACAGGGATGTGGTTTTCGCGGTCGTCCACGCACCCGCCCCGGAGACGACGGCAGGAGAGGAGGCGTCAATCGCGATCGTCATGACGCCTCCGCTCGAATGGTTAGCCTGCCGTGATCTGCAGCGCCAGTACGTTCTCGATCGTGGTCAGCCCGTTGCGCTTCAACTGGTTCGCGGTCACGCGCGTTGACCCGACCGGGACAGCGAACTGGTCGGGGGCCGTGTTCGGGGTTCCGTCCGATCCGACGCCGATGAAGATCGTGCCGTACACGCACCCGGCCTGCCGGACCACCGTCGCGCCCGACAGCACCCGAGTCGAGTTGTTGAACGTGACCGTGATGATGATCGAGTTCCCCTGATAGTCGTCCGCCTCCCAAACCCAGGGGGACATTTGCACTCCTGGCGTACCCATCAGACGGCGATCGGTGTGATGGCGATCGTCAGAGCTGTGAGCGTGAACGTGTTCGTAGACACCCACGCCTGCGTTCCCGAGAGCGCAGCCGTCGCGTTGACCGAACCCGCCGAAGATGCAGTCCACAGCGAAATGTGGGACAGCGTTTCCGACGTGCCACCGTTCGTCCACGGACCCACCGAAGCCGAAGCGGCCTTGGAACCACCCGACGCGGCAGCCATCGTCGCCTGCTTACGAGTAGCGTCACCCACAGCGGCGGCAGTTGTGCCGGCCGCGCCAGGGTCAGCCGTGTGCAGTTTCACCCAGCATGTTGCGGTGGCGAACGTACCGTCCAGCCAGCCATTGACGACTGAGCCTACGAATCCAACTGTCATTGTCTTTCTCCTTCACTGAACGTGCGGAGTTCCGACTCCGACATGGTTTGCACTAACTCCACCGGTTCGGCGGAGAGCAGATTGCCGTGCTTGTCGCGAACCTCGCCAATGGCGGTGACCTTCACCTCGTACCGCATTTCGGACATTTCAGGCCCCTTTCATTGGCAGGCTTCGCAGTTGAATTCGTCCATCGGATCCAGCGGGACGAAATACTCCTCGTCCTCGGGGGTCACGCGGTGGGCGCCGTGGAGTCAACGACGATGGGGGCGACCACGGGCGCCTGGGTGTCGGTCGGAGTGACGACTGGCGCGGCGGCGACGGGCGCGGCCTTGCTCGAAGACGCCTTGATATACCCGGCGATGGTGCCCAGGATCACAACGGCGAGGCCGGCCTGCCCCGGGTCCAAAGTGATGCCGGCATACTTCGCGGCCTCAATCAGGCCGGAAGCGGTCAGGCCGGTGGCCAGCCATGCAACGAGCTTCGGTTCGAGGTCGTTCCAGTCCCGTTTGACAACATCTTTGATGACGCTAGAAATTTTGGTAGACAAGGGTTTCTCCTTTAGTGGTGGATGAGGGTGATGAGGCCGATGACGGTTGCCACACCGCCCGGGATGCCGAGCAACAGTGTCCAGTGCTGCACGCGCGTCATTCGCGACGCAGTTTTCGTCTGCCCCTGGTCACGGATGATTGCGAGTTCGGTGGCGTGCGCCCCGAGAGTTTCCCGAAACTTGGCGTGCTCTTCCTCGTTGGCTTTGTTCACTGCGGCTTGCGACACATTCGACGCATTCACTGACGCGTGCAGTGAATCGACACCGCCCTGCAACTGGCCGAGCAGGTAAATAACGGTGTCCTGCGGTTTCATTTGGGTGGTGTCGTCGGCCATCAGACGACTGCCTTGAGGGTGAGGGCGGACAGGGCGGCAGCCGCACCTGCTTGCGCCGCCGCCTGCACAGCGGCAAGGTCAACGGTGGCCCCAGGAACGGACGGGAGGGATGCGAGCGCGGCCTGCAACGCGGCCAGCTCCGCCTTCAACTGGCGCACGAGGGTGCCCGTGTCCGCGTTGTCCTGAATCTGCGGAAGCTCATGGCCGTCGCGCTGCACCGGGCGGGCAACAATCGCTTTGATATCTGCGATGGACCGTGCCAGCGGGTGGCCGCCGTCGGGAAGCGTCTGGGAGTCGCCGCCCACCATAAGTGCGTTGTAAATCTGCGTCAGCAGGTTGTCCTGTCGTGCGTCCAAGTCGTTCTCCAATGCGATAGCGCCGCTACCGGCGACAGTGGTCAGGTCATAGATGTAGTCGTGATCCATCCCCGGCAACGGCGGCGTGAGGGTGGTCTGCTCGAAGTTCGCGGTGAACCGGGGGGCCTCACCATGCGCGAACGACGTGGAAGCGGACAACCAATACCCGGACGCAAGGTTCAAATCGTGGACATGGTTCAGGTAGTAACCGCCGCCGTAAATGCCCGTCCGTGATAGGCCCAACACCGACGCGAACCCTTGCATGTACCCGTCGCACGCAGGGAACTGGTTAGCGGACACATCAAAATCGGCGGTCGCATAAATCATCGAGTCAGCAGGAATACCAGCCGCAACGAGCTGCGCTTGCGCCGCCTGCGCATCAGCAACACCCTGCCCGAACCCGTTCAACATTTGCGTCGCGGTGCCTTCCTTGCACACCCACACGCGAACCCCGTTCGCCACAAGATCCTGGTATTCGCCGGCAGTGATACCCCGCGAATCGTCCGCAAGATACCGGCCGACAGCCTGCACACCAGCCGCAGCCAACGCGGCGCCACCAGGGCGGGCGTACGAGTAATCCCCTCCAAGTCCAGCCATGATTCTCCTTAGTTGGTGGCGAACGATGACGAACCGAAGTTGACGTTGCTGACACCGGTCGGGCTGAGCGTCATCGCACCCGCCGACGTGACCACAATTTCCGCAACAGCAGGCGTTGACGAGGCATTGTTCACAGCAGGCAAAACGATCTGCGAAGAAGGACGCGAACCAACCGGGAGAGTGGCAAACACTTCCGCAGTGCTGTAACCGGAGCGCGGAATCATCTGCCCACGAATCTCAACCTCACCCAACTGGTTCGTCCGGTACGCAGGCGTCGCCCACGCGCCACCCGTCGCCGTCCACCCGGAAGTGAGAGTAAAGTTCGTCCACGCGGTAGGGAGCTGGAAGATAAGCACCCAACCGCCCGCGTACTTCCATGTTTTGCCTGTGTCGGTCGCCTCAAACTCAAGACCGTTCCACAAGTCGGAGCCGGTCAGACCGAGGCGCACAGCATCGGTATCGGCGCGACGGTTGCCGATGTTGGCGGCATAGTTCGCAACCTCTGACATGTCCGCCGCCGACGCCGGCGCACCGGTTGTTGCATACTGGGGCTGATTTTTTGCGCCAAGACTGTCGTGCGCCATAAACGTCTCCTTTAACGACGAAACGCCCCACGGGGGGCGTCAAACTGGGGGGAACGGGGGTTAGTAGATGGAGACGATGCTGAGCGCACCGGACTGGCCATCAGCGGCCAACGAGTTGAAAATGTTGTACCCGCCATGATCAACACCGACGCCGGCGGAACCGCCGCCAGCTTTCAAACCGTTGCCGAACGATGTGGGCAAGTTCAGCCAGCCGCCCCCGCCGACACCGATAGCCGTGACAAGCGAATACGACGGCGACCCGCCCGGTTTCACCTGATACGGGTGAAGAGCAAAGTTCGGTGCGGACCCACTGATCTGCTGCGGCGAAATATAGATTTGCACCGACGAGATAGCAGCAGCCGCGGGAATGGTGTCACTGATTTTTGAACCGTAGAACCATGCGCCCAAGTTGTTGTCGGACGCCCATACTTGGTCAGTCCACCACCTAGACCCGTACGAGCCTGCGTCGATTGCGGCGAAGTAATGGGTGTGAGTTGTGGCCCCCGAGGGAGGCGGTGGGGGTGGTGGTGCGGGGGCGGGACTGGTGGACATGAGCATGGCGAAAGGGCCGTTATGCCACAGCAGTTTCATCACCTGACCTGCGGAGGGGGCGGCGCCGACATACGGGGCCGCAATGGTTGTCCCCACCGATGTGGTAAGAGTGGCGAGGCCGCCGCTAGCCGATACGACCGTGCCCTGATCCGGTTTCACCGCCGTGGAACCCATGATGAAATACATGTCGTTGATGACCCACACCCACACGTTCTCCCCAACCTCGGGAAGGAACGTTGTGCCCAACAGGGCGGGGATGCGGGAACCTTGAATGTCGATCAGGCATCCGCTTCCGTCCGACCCGGCCATGAACGTGGCTTGAATGATGCGAACCCCAGGCCCCACCTTGGCTATCGCCGCCTGCAAAGCAGCATTGAAGGCGCTCATATCAGCCACCGGGAACCTCCACTAAAGCAACGGATCGAGGGAGACGGTCAGTGTTTGCTCGCCTGTCCCGGCGCGCTTGATGTTCGTGATTCGGCAAGTGAACGACTGCCCGAGCCGGTAGACCTTCAGCACATCCCCAACCTCACGGAGCGGGTTGAACGTCTCCACAAGGTCATAGGTCAATGACCGCAACCGGGAAACCCGCGCCAACAAGGTCGTCGCATACGCCTGAGCCTGCGCCACAGTCGTGATGTACTGCGACGAGTAGTAGTACGGCACCCTCCGGTAAGGGGATAACGACCCGTCCGTGTTCCGAACACGCAACGGCCCGTCCAGCACCTCCGCCGTCGCAAGCACAATCGTCTTACCGGTCGGGTCAGTGCCACGCACCACGACCGCGTTATACACGTCCGCGTTCGACAGCCGCGGGATCACATCAATCAGAGTGCCGGCGACAGCTCGGTTCGGGTCGTCAGGGCCAAGGTCAGCCGTCTTCAAAACATCCACCACGGCAGGCCACGCAACCGGGCGCATAGAAGCTGTACCATCCGGTGTCACATATGCGACAGCATCAAGGACTGTTGCCAAGTCGTAGCAGGCCTGCAGTTTGTCCTGCTGGTACGCCACAGACCGGGGGATCGGAGCATCCGCCACCGTGAGTGTGATCGGCAACCCGGTCAGCCGCTGGTACTCCCTCCACACAGACGCCAAATCCGGGGCAGTCCCTGGCACGTCGAACTCGTCTCGTGCGACACCTGCGAACAGATCCTGCAATGTCAAGACGATCATGTCGCCGTGCGCCACAATCGCACCGTTGAACCGGAACCGGGAAGTGCGGATACTCGGGTCGTCGGTGAGCAAGTATGT